GGTGTTAACGCACCCGCAGGTGGATCAGCACCAGCAACTCAAGTAGAGGATACTCCTGCTCCGGCGGCCAAAGCAACACCGACTCCTGTGAGTAGTTTTGATGATGAAGATGATACTCCTGTAGCTAGTGCTCCTGTATCTACTTCAGCACCAGCGGCAACATCTGATAAAGCACAAGACATCCTTGCGATGATTCGTGCTCGTCAAAAAGCCTAAGCATTAAGCCAAAATAATAGCATAAGAGGCAACTTTTATGCTATTATATCTACTATAACTCAAAGGAATAATAATGGCAAAGCCATACGACTTCAGTAAATTCCGTAAGGACATTACAAAATCTATTGACGGAATGTCAATTGGATTCAACGATCCAACAGATTGGGTTAGTACAGGCAACTTTGCTTTGAACTATCTTATCTCTGGAGATTTTAATAAAGGTATTCCGCTAGGCAAAGTAACAGTATTTGCTGGCGAATCTGGCGCAGGTAAGTCATACATCTGCTCTGGAAATATTGTTAAGAACGCACAAGACCAGGGTATTTTTGTTGTATTAATTGATACAGAAAATGCTCTTGATGAATTATGGTTACACAACCTTGGCGTCGACACAAGCGAAAGTAAATTGCTCAAACTCAACATGGCTATGATTGACGATGTAGCAAAAACTATTTCAACATTTATGCAGGACTACAAATCACTACCCGACGGTGAGCGTCCAAAAGTATTGTTTGTAGTTGACTCCTTGGGTATGTTATTAACGCCAACTGATGTCAATCAGTTTGAAGCTGGCGATATGAAAGGTGACATGGGTCGTAAACCTAAGGCACTTACAGCACTAGTTCGAAACTCAGTAAACTTTTTTGGTAGTTATAATGTTGGCATGGTATGTACTAACCATACCTACGCTAGTCAAGATATGTTTGACCCCGACGATAAAATCTCTGGCGGTCAAGGTTTTATTTATGCGTCAAGTATTGTTGTTGCTATGAAAAAAATGAAACTCAAAGAAGACGAGGATGGCAACAAGATTAGTGATGTTATGGGTATTCGTGCTGGTTGTAAAGTTATGAAAACCCGTTATGCTAAACCGTTTGAAGGAATGCAGATTAAGATTCCGTATGAAACAGGTATGAATCCGTATAGTGGTATGGTAGACTTAGCTGAAAAGCGTGGCTTACTTAAAAAAGAAGGCAACAGTTTGGCATTTGTCAGTAGCGATGGCGAAGTTATCAAACAATTCCGTAAAAAATGGGAAGCCAATGAAGATGGTTGTCTTGATAAAATTATGCTAGACTTCGGAAAACAGCAAGAAACAGTAAGTACTGATGACACACCAACGGAGGAATAAGAATGTCAGTAGATTTAGCAAGAGAAATTTATAACGAACTAAAGCGTTTTGTAAACACAGTAGACAAAGACGAAGCTGCTGAAACACTGGTAGCAGTTTTAATCGACAACGACATCGATGCTGATGATATCAAAGACACTTTTAAGACCGAAACAGAAGTTAAACGGGCACTTACAAGCTACCTAAAAGATCATCAAGATGACGAAGAGGAAGACGACGAAGAAGACTTTGAATACGATGACGAGGAAGACGACTATTAATGTGGTATAGCCGTGTAACAGCCGACTTGAGTGCAATCCCAGATTTTATTGCACACTACGAAACTGAACTCGAACATGCTAAAATGGAATGCCGAGTAGGTGGTATGGTTGAAAAGAACATTACCAACTTACCTGGTATTACCGAACATAGATTTAATCAACTTCAAGAAATTGAAGCTGTTTTAAATTATCTTAACATTCAACTTAGAAAAATTCGTCGTAAACATTTTCAAAAATATCTCGAAGGATATGCTCGTGCTTTAACTAGTCGTGATGCGGAAAAATATGTTGATGGAGAAGATGAAGTTATTGATTTTGAAACATTAATCAATGAAGTGGCCTTATTACGCAATCGCTACTTAGGTATTATGAAAGCAATGGAATCTAAAAACTTTATGCTAGGGCATATTGTTAGACTTAGAGCCGCCGGAATGGAAGATATACAGGTATAACATGTTTAAAAACGCAGACGAATCGCATCAACATAGTTTACAAATTCTTAATCAGTTAGGAAACTATGAAGATTTTATGTTATCAATTAAAAATCTTGCCGATATAGGATGTGGATCTGGTAAAGATTTAGAATGGTGGGCCACCCGTACAGCTAGTGATGATCGAGCTACCCCACTTAATATCTCGTGTCAAGGTATAGATATTATGGATAGTTTAGCAGTGGCTAAAAAATATCCTAATATTACATACCAACGAGCAGACTTTGAAACTACACTGCATACGCCTCCGGATAAATTTGATGTACTTTGGTGTCATGATACTTTTCAATATGCCGTTAATCCAATTCAAACATTAATTAATTGGAGAACTATCACTAGCAATGGTGCTATGTTAGCCTTAGCTGTTCCGCAAACTACTAATGTACGTCACAAAGATTTAGATTTTAGTCAGAAAGATGGCTGCTATTATCACCATACTATAGTCAGTCTTATTCATATGTTGGCCTTAACAGGGTGGGATTGTCGTGCTGGATTCTTTAAAGTAGATCCAATTGATAACTGGATTTATGCTGTAGTATATAAAAGCAATCAAGAGCCTAGAGATCTTAAAACTACTCGCTGGTATGATTTGGCTGACGCAAAATTATTGCCTGATTCTGCCGAAAAATCAGTTATGGCCCGGGGCTTTTTACACCAACGAGATTTAGTATTGCCCTGGTTGGATAAGAGTTTACAGTGGCTCGGAGCCCAATGATAAGTTAGTACTCACTTACAAACCCCTAAACACAGGGGTTTTATTTTGGTTGACAACAAATTTATATTTTGCTATACTCGTATTATAGTAACAAAAATAATTAAACATGAACGAAATTTATAACGTAACTTATTCAGCGTATCACCCAGGTAGTACTGAAGTGATTAGTGAAGGCACTATGCCAATTCATGCTACTTCATTTTATCTAGCCGAACAAACTGTTAAGGTTATGTTTTCGGGCGCAGAAGTTATTATTCGCTATACAAATAAACAGTAGTTGACAATTAAATCGTTATACCATATAATAGTATTATTAACAATATAGTTAAGGAGCTAAAAGATGTCTACAATTTTAATTAAAAATGGTGTATATCGTAATCAACCTGTAAACAATGTTTCATTTACATTAGTTAAAGGTTATCAAACTGGAGCCAAAGGAGGCTATGTGACTGTAAAATCTGAAGGCTTTTTTGGTGAAGAATACGACGATGTTCGTATTAAAGTAAGTTCAATTGAAGACTTAGAGTTTGTAACTGAATCTGTTCCTGTTGGTGAATTTGTTGCGCCAATTGTAACCAAACCTGCTACAGAATCGGATGATGAAGTTATGGATCGTATTGAACAACGATTTGAAATTTTACATCAAATGACTCGTGCTACAATTTCAGGAGATGTCCGAGCTATGATTGTAGTTGGCCCTCCAGGAGTAGGTAAGTCATACGGTGTAGAATTTGAACTTGAGAAGTCAGGATTATTTGACAAAATCTCAGGTAAAAAAATTAAGTATGAAGTAGTCAAAGGGGCGATGACTCCAATTGGTTTATACTGTACTTTATATCGCCACAGTGACGCTAACAACGTTTTGGTATTTGACGATTGTGACTCTGTGTTCCAAGATGAATTGGCGCTAAACATTCTTAAAGCCGCATTGGACTCTGGCAAGAAGCGTAAAATTCACTGGAATTCAGATAGTGCTATGTTGCGCCGCGAGGGTGTTCCAGATATGTTTGACTTCAAAGGTGGTTGTATTTTTATTACCAACTTAAAGTTTGACAATCTTAAATCTAAGAAAATGCAGGACCATTTAGAAGCATTACAAAGTCGTTGTCACTTTTTGGACTTGACATTGAATACAATGCGTGACAAGTTTTTGCGTATTAAACAAATTTTCCGCCAAGGTCAGTTGTTTAAGGATTATGATTTTAGTCCAGAGCAAGGTGAAGAAATCCTAGCATTTATGGATACCAATAAAGATAAATTGCGTGAAATGTCCTTGCGTATGGCTCTTAAATTGGCAGACTTAACCAAAGTATCGCAAGAAAATTGGAAGGCTTTGGCGGCTAGTACTTGTATGAAGAATAGCTAAAAATTTTACTTACTTTATAACTCAAGGTAAGTACAAGGTAGCTCCTGGGCTAGGAAACTAGCCCGTTTTATCAGGCACCCATAAAACGGTGCCTGTTTTTTTGCTCTTTGCATACTAAGTATGCTATAATAAGTGATAATGCGAACAGCTATAATAACAATCCGTGATGAGGTTAATATCAAAATAGAAGGTCTGGAATTGGATGCCAGACGGAAACTAGTAAACACATTTAAGTATGATGTGCCTGGTGCTAGATATTTGCCCGCAGTTAGACTGGGACGATGGGACGGCAAAGTTTCCTATTTTCAATTGGGTGGGTCAACTTATGTAAACTTACTTCCTGAAATTATTCCTATACTGGATAGTTATAACTATGATATTGAGCTCAATGATCTTCGTGATTATTCTACTAATTTTGATTTTGAACGAGTAACCGAAGAAACCTTTAGTCATATTAATTGGGGCAAAGATCATCCTATGGAGGGCCAGCCAATTAAATTGCGCGACTATCAAGTTGAAATTATCAATAACTTTTTAGAAAATCCGCAAAGCATACAGGAAATCGCCACAGGCGCAGGTAAAACAATTATGACCGCGGCACTAAGTCAACGATGCGAAGCTCACGGCAGGACCATTGTAATTGTACCTAATAAAAGTTTAGTAACACAAACAGAAAAAGATTATCGTGGCTTAGGTTTAGATGTTGGAGTTTACTTTGGAGATAGAAAAGAGTGGGGCAAGAAACATACTATTTGTACTTGGCAATCTCTAAACATACTTCTTAAAAATACTAAAAATGGAGCAGATGTTACAATACATGACTTTATCGAAGATGTGGTTTGTATTATGGTCGACGAAGTACATATGGCCAAAGCTGATGCTTTAAAAACATTACTCACAGGAGTAATGAGTCGAATTCCTATTCGCTGGGGTCTAACTGGAACTGTGCCTAAAGAGCCATATGAGTTTCAGGCATTGAAGTGTAGTTTAGGCCCGGTTATCAATCAACTATCAGCCAGTGAACTTCAAGATCGCGGAGTACTAGCACAATGTCATGTTAATATTGTACAATTAATTGACCATGCTGAGTTTTCTAATTATCAATCTGAACTTAAATTTTTACTAGAAGAACCCGATAGACTTGATACCATAGCACAATTAGTTGACAAAGTTAATGCCACAGGCAATACATTGGTATTAGTGGATCGTGTAGCAGCAGGACACGCTATTGTAGAAAGACTAGGAGACAAAGCAGTATTTGTCAGCGGAGCAACTAAAGGAACTAAACGAGATGAAGAATACGCAGAAGTGGCAACAGCTACTGGAAAAGTTATTGTTGCTACTTATGGTGTCGCTGCTGTGGGGATTAACATACCTCGTATTTTCAATCTTGTTCTTGTGGAGCCAGGCAAAAGTTTCGTCCGTGTCATACAAAGTATTGGTCGTGGCATCAGGAAAGCTGAGGATAAAGACTTCGTCCAAATCTGGGACGTGACTAGCACTTGTAAATTTGCCAAAAGACACCTAACCAAACGCAAACAGTTCTACAAAGAAGCAAACTACCCATTTACTCAAGAAAAATTAGAGTGGAAATAGTTGACAAACCCAAATATGATGTTACAATAATACTATGCGAATATTAACTTTAGACAACGAACCATACGACTTAGATCATCTTCCCGAAGAAATAGATGATATGCGATTTAGTATTTTAGATAACTCCAATCCACAAGATCCAGATTATCACTACATTCCATTAATCTTTTTAGAAAGTTTTAATGCTCCTGCGTTAGTGTTAAAAATTGGTGAACATAAAGTTCGTATGCCTGTTGATTGGCAACTATTAAT